TAAATTGCGAAACAAACAATCATGGCGTTGTTATTAAAGGTCCACCACATAATGCAGCAGCAACATACACATTGACCCTTCCTGACGCACTGCCTACAGTTGCAGGACAATCTCTAACGTCAGACACAATCGGTAATTTAAGTTTTACCACCGTTAGTGGTGGTGGTGGAGGCGTTGCGACAAGAGCAAGTGCCAATGCAACTACAGCTTCTATAGCTGACGGCGCATCTGCTGACATGACAATTACTGGCGCGAAGTCTTATATGCTTATGTCGATTCAAACCAGTGCAGCTGCCTGGGTTACTGTATACACAAGTACGGCCGCCAGAACCTCAGATGCTTCTAGAAGTAGCAATACTGATCCATTACCAGGCAGTGGCGTTATAGCTGAGGTTATTACAGGTGCAGCAACTACACAAAAAATTACCCCAGGGCTGCTAGGTTTTAATGATGAGGCTACAGTAACCTCAGATATTTACTTAAAGGTAGAAAACCAGTCAGGATCTGCTGCAGCAATAACAGTAACTTTAAGCCTTTTAGTCCTTGAGTCATGAGCACTTCCGAGTATGTTGTTACGCTTTTAAATCGCGGTGATTTAGATGCATTTTACGCTGACATGGAGACACTAGGGCACACTTGTGCTGAAGTGCCAGAAAGAGAGGTCGAATGTTTTCAACGAAGAGAGATAAGTAGAAATACTCATTTCTTGCTTACTGAAGAAGTAGCTGGAGCTCTCAAGTCTGATGACCGGGTTAGATTTGTTCAATTGCTTGACGAAATACCTGAATTAACTAAGTATGCATCTCAGACATCTTATTTCAATAGGGGGTATGCTTCTGACAGTAATCATACAAGTGATTGGCACAATACTGACAAAAACTGGGGATTGTATCGTAATTTTCTAGACACAAGTACTGCAAATTGGGGTAAAGAAAGTGGAAATGCAAACGCTTTCCCTAGAGTCAATGCAGCAATCTCATGGAATTTAGAAGGACAGGATGTTGATATTATTATCAATGATGACCTAATCGACCCGAACCATCCTGAGTATGCGATCAATGATGATGGAACAGGCGGATCACGGGTACAAAATATTGACTGGACTGATTATTTATCTAGTGGCAGTGTTGCTCATTGGAAAAGCATTTTCTTTGATTACACAGAAAACCATGGAGCCTTGTGCGCTTCTAGTGCTGCTGGCAATACGCATGGATTAGCTCGTAAATCAAATATTTACTGTATTGAGGCAACAGGAAGACCTAAGTTTGCAAAATTTAAAGCTACGAGAACAGGGTCTCTTTTAACAGTTGTTTCTGTAGAGTCTGGAAGTGAACCTATAGCTGTAGGCCAAAGAGTTTATGGTACTTCAGATGCATTTATTGGCAATTCAAGAACAATCTCTAGTCTTGGTACTGGCACTGGAGGCACTGGCACTTATTACCTGAATTCAGCTCCATCAGGTGATCATTTATTTGTCGACGATTATTTCACTGGACATTCAGGTGCTGGTCAAGATTACATGTGGGATTACATAAGAGCTTTTCATAAAAATAAGCCGGTAAATCCGACTACAAATAGGCGCAACCCTACCGTTGTTAATGCTAGCTATGGGTTTGAGTACTATGAATATTACAGCAATTTGAGTTCTGTTCAATACAGAGGCACCTCATACACTTCATCAAATACAACATGGACAAACGACAATTTGTATAGCAGCTTTGGCATTGTCCCTGCTCCAAGTTTAAGCGAAACAAACTCTAACGCTGCTAATTTTACTTACACTGGTACAAGTTCATTGCTGCAATCTGACATAGAAGATGCTATCGAAGATGGCATAATGATTGTCGCAGCGGCTGGTAACTCACAGCATAAAATGGACGTTAGTGGTGGCTTAGATTTTGCGAATACATTTAATAACAGTTCCTCTAAATCTTACCATAACGGCGGCCTTTTTGGCACCACTGGTGCAATTGTCGTAGGAGCAGTTGATAATGAGATTGCCTCGGGCAATGAATTGAAATCAGATTTTAGCAACACGGGACCAAGGATAGATGTGTATGCTGCTGGCACTAAAGTTTTAGGCACTGATTCTGGCGACAGAGTTTTTGGCAATATTGTGTCTTGGTCTATAACTAATAATGTAGCAACTTTTAATATACAAGGTGAAAATTATTTTTTAAATGACGCGAATTATGCAGTAAATGGCGGTAATACCGTCCGAATAAAAATACAAATGGACAGCTCTTCGCAATTTAATGGTTACCACAATTTTACAGGGATTGTTACGGCCAGCGGCGCATTATATCCAACTGGTTTTACAATTAATTTTACAGCAGCTGATACGTCTTTGACAACTGAAGATGGATCTTTCTATAGTTGCAGTGAAAATAGCCCAGCCATCTTATATGCATACCATTTATGCGATCCACGAAATGACAACAAGTATTTATATCACGAAAGTGGTACAAGCTTTTCTGCACCAATAACAACAGGTCTAGTTGCGTGCTGGATGAGCTACTTTGGTCGCCTGGATCGGGAAGAATTTAAAGCTTTAGTAGCTGAAAACGGCGCTTTGAATAAAATGACTGCAGGAGCAACAGACGACTATGATGATCCTCGTGCTCTCTTAGGTGGACCCAATACTATACAACGATATAAAGAATTTCGACCAAGTTCTGGATTTACCTATCCTCAAAATACTCATAAAGCAAGAAGTACAGCAACAGTAAAAGGACAAACTAGTTATGTAGCTTTTCCAAGGCAAAGAGTTTTGAGATACGGGTCGTAGGAACACTAGCCCGTCTATTTAGGGAGTGATTCCCTTCTATCATGTCTGAAGAAAACACCAAAGCCTCCGAGATGGAGACTGGCGGCCAAGAACTCACACCACAGGTCAGTGCTGAGGATAAATCTCAGTACAGTCCAGATGAGGTCGCCAATCTCGTTAAAGCACTGCGTTCTGAACGGGAAGCTCGTAAAACCTATGAGCGTCAATACAAAGACAAAGAACAGCAACTTTTGAAACTAAAAGATGTTGATCTAGACCGTTATCAACAACTTGAGGCTGATGCTGCTCGTGCTGCTGAAATTGAATCACGTTATGGTGAAACAATTCAAGCTATTGAAGAGAAGTATGGACGGCAAACAGCAGAGGCTGAAGGCAAGGCTAAACAAGCTGAAACGCAAATTAATGAATTTAAGAAGCGTTATGCTCTTGAAAAGGTATTTACTTCAGCTGGTGGACGGACTGATTCTGCCGACGGCGTATCTTTTTTCGACATGTTTGCAGAACAGATGAGTAAGCGGTTTAGGCAAGAGCCTAACGGGAGTATTACTGTTGTCGATGAGCAAGGCGATCCTATTCTTGATAGCGAATCTGGCAAGCGAATCTCACCTGAAGACTTTGTCAGCAGCTACAAAACACATCCTGTCTACGGAACTTTCTTCAAAGGAGTTAAAGGTTCAGGCGCTGGTTTGAACTATGCCGGGACAGATGCAAACGGAATGCCAGTAGAAGACTTATCGTCGCTATCAAGGGAAGAATTATTCCTAAAGGCATTCGGATAAATGTTTTGCCCCGAAAGGGGCTTTTTTATTGGGAAGAATAGAAGTTTCGGAATTATATGTTAGAAAGCACCCGGTTTTGACTGGCCGTGATGGTTAGCAGGCAGGGTGTTCGAGTTAGGGCGTGATGCTCTGGACACGTTTCACCTTTCCTCCATTAACCACAGGAGTTTAATTCTAATGGCTTTAAATCTATCCGAGGCTAAAAAGCATTCTCGGAATCCACAAGAACTGGCAGTTGTTACAGAACTGGCTGCTGGTCCTCTGCTGAGCGTTCTCCCTTTCCGCGACATTCAAGGCAACGGCCTTTTCTGGAAGCGTGAAGAGAGCCTCGGAGACGTGGGTTTCCGTAACTACAACGCTAACTACACCGAAAGCTACGCTGAGGTAAGTCAGCAGTCTGAAAGCCTTCGTCTGTTCGGCGGAGACATCAAAATTGACCGCGCAATCCTTGATCTGGAAGGTGGCGAGTCACGCGCTTATCAGGTTCAATCCAAGACCCGCGCAATGCGTCTTTCTTGGGAATCCCTGTTCATCAATGGCGACTCTAACCAGTCTCCTTCTGAGTTTGATGGCTTGGCTGCTCGCATGCCGGCGGCTGATCACGCAACTAATTCACAAGTTATTCGTAACGCTTCTAGCGCCGCGACTCTTGACTTAGGTGCTCTTGATGAAGCAATCGACTCTGTTGATGCACAAGGCGGTACTAAGTACTTGGTTATGTCCAAGTCTGCACGTCGTGCTTTGACAACTAAGGCCCGTGCTTCTGCTCAGATCGACATTGCTCGTAACGAGTTTGGCTATCAGCAGATGGTTTATGCCGGTCTGCCTGTCATTGAGCTTGATCGTGACCACCAGAACGCTGCAATCCTTGATTCCACCCCTGCTGATCAATCGATCTATGTGGTGACCTTCGGCAATGACCTGCTGACTGGTATTCAGAACGGTGGCATCCAGGTTCGTGACTTGGGCGAGAGCACTGCTTCTCCTCAAATCATCGTTCGTGTTGAGTGGTATTGCGGACTGGCTATGGTCAATGGCCGTGCTGCTGCTCGCTTGACCAACGTTAACGCAACTGTCTGATTCTTTCTTCTTGCAATCAGCGACACTGAGGGGCTTCGGCCCCTTTTTTTTATGTAATTGGGAACCTATTACAGACCAAGTTGCTAACAGTTGAGCACTAGGTTTTTAAAATTTTTAGGTATTTATTATGGCTGCACGTTCTTCGGGAATGTTCCCCCGCGAAAAGTTTGACATTGACGCTAACTTCCTTGTCACTGCAAGTGACACGACCCCTGGCGTAACCCTTGCTAACATCAAGACCATCCGCGTTGGTCTTGTTAATACGACGATCACTGGCGATGCTACTGTTGTTTTCAACATTGGCGGCCAAGACGTTACTTTTACCGCTAACGATTTCGACAAAAATGGTACTGCTATTGCTCACCTCCGTGGTGCTTTGTGCGATGCAGACAACCTTGTCAAGTACACCGCCACTGCCGGTTCCGGTACGGTTTCGGTAGGCACTGCTTTCCTTGATACAGTCGATAACGTCGGTTGATTTAACAACATACGGAATAATAAGGGTGGCTAAGGTCACCCTTTTTTGTTATGCATTTATCAAAGCTCCCCACAATCTTCGTTAAGGGTGGCGAAGAACGCAAAGCGTTTTTTACTATCCAAGCAAAAGAACTTATTGCCGCAGGATGGGTTGAGAAAGGAACTGAAGAGAAAGTTGCTGAGCCTGTTGCGGAAGTAAAAAAAGAGACTAAAGCTGCTGTAGAAAAGCCCAAGACTGAAGAGAAGCCTAAAACCCGTCGCGTTACAAAAAAGAAAGTTGAAGAATCATGAACGATGAAGTTCTTTATGTAAAAGGCCCAAGATATCTTGACGGTGTTAATCTTGACGCCGACATTATTTCTGCTGAGC